CATGGGCTTCCTCGGACCTCACAAAACTATTCCGCGTCGTTTCCTTGCACGAAGGAGAGTGGATGCAGCAAAATTATGCTATCAAAATTCACCAACTCAAGCTGGGAACAAATACTAGCCCAAATTCAACTTTTGCATTGAGTGTTGTTAATTCAGACGGAGAAAGCATTGAGAATTTTTATAACTTGAACCTCAATGAAGCGTCTGATGACTTTCTTCTTAAGAAGATTGGCGATGAAACTCGCGTATGGGACGCAACTAATAAAGTTTTCAACGTTACAGGGGATTACCCTAATCAGTCAAATTACATCCGAATTGTAATGTCAGATGCATGGAAAGCGGGTCTGGCCGATAGCTATGCATTACCTTTCGGTTTCCAAGGACCGACTAGAGTTAAAGGATTCTCTTTGGGATATGGTTCTGTCGGAGCTCAAATACACGGAGACGTTATAAATGATGGAGTTAGATCAACTGCAACAGTTGTATACAGCACTGGGGCGATGGCAGCAGACGATACTCTGATATTTACTCATCCTAAATTAGGAAATCTAACAATTACCTTTAAGGCTGGTGGGTCTACATCAACAACATTTGACAAATCTTCTGGTACTGGGGCACACATCGACAGAAACACAGTAACTACTACAACTGCTACTGCTACTGCTGTTGCCGCCATCCTGAATTCTTTGGATGATTACAATGCATCAAGCGGCGGTACATCTACGGTTACAATTACCGCAGTGTCAACCGGTACGTATTGGACCTTTGTATTGCCAACAAATACAGACGCCGGTGGCAGACAAGCAGAATCTGCTGTTACATCTGGTACCGATACAGATGACGGTGCACACCCATGGGTCAAAGGCAATTATTATGCTTTTGGTTCTGCTGGTGAAACAAATCTTTTTGCTGATTTGCCGGTAAATATGTCTGCTTCTTTCACTTTCCCGACATTGAAAACAACTACAAACGGAACGAAGATGGGAAGCAACTATAACCAAACAGATGTACTGGGTGTACGCCAAGTATATGGAAGCACAGCAGTTTCAAACAAAACAGTTTATGATTCCGCAGACTTTGCTGACTTTCTAGATGCTGGTTCAAGTGGAGGTAGCAATAATTATGATGCCGGAAATGCAACCGAATTGAGTTTGATTTTTACACTAGATGAAGTTGTAAAAGATAGTAATGGACTTTGGTATTGGAACTCTGGTTCACTAGCTGATGGTACTTCTTACACCGCACTACAAGGCACCTCAAAGTATCTTAAGGATGCTCCAAAGCAATTCCACGTACCTTTGTTCGGTGGCGCAGACGGAGTGGACATCACTCTTGTAGATCCGTTCTCAAGTGAACTGGTACTGGCAGGTGGTAGCGTACTATCACACTATGCTTACCACACAGTCGATAAGGCAATCGAAATCTCATCAGACCCAGAAAGTATTAAATATGATGTTGTGGCTATACCAGGCATGACAAACAATGGCCTCCAAAACAAGCTTATTAGAAAAGTTGAAGAAAGAGGTGATGCTTTGGTTATTATTGACATCGATGATAATTATAAAGAGTCACACGAGAATTCAGGTACACGTACAGGTGGAGATGTAGCCACAGCTATTACAGAGATACAATCTCGTGATTTAAACACAAGCTATGCTGCAACTTACTTCCCAAGAATTAAGCTGCGTGATACCCTTTCTGGTAATAACGAGGTTATTATTGCACCTGCATCGATAGCTGGTATTGGGGCGATTGCTTTTTCTGAAGCAAACTCAGATGGCCCTTGGTTCGCACCCGCCGGCTTTAACCGTGGAGGCATCAGTGTTCTTGGTGGTAACGATGGCCCTCGTGTTGTTGGGACTTGGAAAACACTTTCAAAACAAAACCGCGATGAATTGTATCAAGAAAACGTAAATCCAATCGCAAGATTCCCGGCTGTTCAAGAGATTGTCATATTTGGACAAAAAACTCTTCAACAGACACCTTCTGCTCTAGACCGCATCAATGTTCGTCGTTTGATGATTTTCTTGAAAAAGAAAGTTGGAGCTATAGCGGATACGATATTGTTTGACCAAAACGTTCAAAATACTTGGAACCGTTTCTTGGCCCAAGCAGATCCTTTGCTAGCTAGTGTAAAAGCAAGACTTGGTATTTCAGATTACAAACTTGTTTTAGACGAGACAACCACGACAGATGATTTGGTAGATAGAAATATCCTTTATGCCAAAGTATTTGTCAAGCCAGCAAAAGCAATTGAATATATAGTAATTGACTTTGTTGTTACACGCACAGGCGTTGAATTCTAGTTTGTAAACTAGTTAAGTATAAATAGGAGAACTTAATAATGGCTACTACTTTTTGGAGCGAAAAACAAAATATCATAGAACCTAAAAGAAAATATAGGTTTCAAGTACAAATCACAGCATTTGGCGCAGCTGATGTCGTTTGGTGGGCAAAGTCTGTGACTATCCCGTCTTACACGATCACTCATGTAACGCATAAATTTTTAGACAATCAATATCACTTCCCGGGACACGTTGAGTGGAACGAAGTTTCATTGAAAATGGTAGATCCGGTTTCTCCGGACGCTGTGTTTCTTACACACGATATCTTGTTTAATTCCGGATATGCGGTCCCGGCTACTAAGGCAGGTACTTATTCTACAATGTCAAAGAAAAAGTCGGTCATAGGTGCTAAAATGACAGGTGTTGTGATAACCCAACTAGATGCTGATGGCAAACCACTTGAAAAGTGGTCACTATCAAATCCATTCTTAACAGGAGTTGAATTTGGAGAGCTAGTCTATGAAGGTGATGATATTCGCGAAATCGATATGAAGATGAGATACGACTGGGCAACTTGTCAACAGTTTGTTGATGGTGCGGCTGGTGACAGTTTCGACCCAGTTACCAGCTAGAGGTTTTGAATGGCTTTTTGGACAGATAGGCAAGACATTATTGAGCCACTCAGGTCATTCAGATTCACTATCCAGGAAACTGGTGTAGACCTAAATAAGCCAGGCTCCCCAGATGATGCGGGAGTTTGGTTTTGGGCTAAAACTGTCAGTAAACCATCTTTTGAGATATCGCAAGATGAATATCAATTGATAAACCATAAAATAAAATATCCAGGAATTGTGACGTGGAAAGACGTTACCATAAAAATGATTGACTATAAAAATGATGGTGACCTTAGAGGTAAGTCAAAGGCGTTTAAGCTCTATGAATACCTTAAAGATTCGGGATACCGGTTTTCAGATGGAGACGGTATTTCAAAAAAGAAGGCTACCACAGAATTTCTAATACAACACTTGGATGCTGATGGTACACCAATTGAGAACTGGAAGCTTATAAACGCTTTTATAAAAAACGTTGATTTCGCAGAGCTTTCATACGACAGTGATGAATTGTCGGAAACAACTTTAACAATAGCATATGATTTAGCTGAATTAACATAGAGGTAAAAATGAGAAATAATCAAGATCGTTTTGGAGCAAAACAAGATGGCTCTGAAACTCCAGCGGCAGTAGCAAAGGTTTTGGACTTTGTAAAACCAACAGAATTTGTTGCACTGCCTTCGAAAGGAGCCTATCCAAAAGGACATGCTCTTCACAACCAAGAAACAATCGAAGTGTTTTATATGACAGCAAAAGATGAAGATATATTGTCTTCTGAAGCACTTCTCAAGAAAGGCGTTGCAATTGAGAGATTTATTGAAAATGTCATCGTAGATAAGACAATTCCCGCTTCAAGCTTATACACAGGAGACAGAAACGCTATTATTATCGCTGCTCGTTCTTCTGGATATGGAAATGCCTACGAAACAACTGTCAAGTGTCCACAGTGTAACTCAAGCTCTAGAGAGGTATTTGATCTAGACAAACCAAAAATAAAAGAAACAATATCAGAAGATGAAGAGCTTTCTTTGTCAAAACTAGAAGACGGAACTTTTTTAACCGTTATGCCGAGGACAGGATACAATGTTCGCTTTAGACTTCTTACCGGCAAGGATGAGCTAGAAATGCTAGCTTCAAAGATCAGTAAAAAGAAGACCAAGATTGCTG